CATCCAAGAAGAGATGGACTCCAACGTTGCCGAGGCGGGGAAGAAGGCCGTCTCCGAGGTGGCTGGCAGAATGCAGGCCGTATGCAAGACAGCCATCGAAACCCTTGAACCGTTCGACGAGGGGCAGAAGAAGCTCAAGCCTCTAGCCGAGGAAGAGAAGAAGCTCAAGAGGCTCATCAACAACAAGGCTTCCAAGGCTACGGCCAAGAAGAAAGGCGAGGCAAGAGTTCGCATCAAGGAGATACAGGAAGAACGCAAGAAGCATCGGGTGCGTAACAACGGCCACTCCATTGAGAACGTGAAGGAGTTGGTGCAAGTGATGGACATGGTGAACACCACCAGCAACCCCGACATCGAGGCTATCGGCAAGCGCATGGGTAAAGTCTTCGAGAAGTTCACGGGAGACAACGTGAAGAAAGACCCGAAGCTCCGCAAGGAGGCGATCAACGCATCCAAGTCCATGCTGAAAGATATGCAGGACATTGGGTTCATCAAGACTGACTAACGAACAACAAGTACACAGCTATACTCACAAGTATTATGAAAATAACACCTGATATATTAAAGGACGTTGACCAAGACTTCGCTGACCTTCGCGAGAAGGCGCGGCTGAAGATTAAGTTCGGCCACGATTACATCTGGGAGTTCCATCCCATCGGTGTGATATGGGTGGCCAAGTGGAAGGTGGTTGAGGACAAGAACATCCCGACCATGTGCACGAACGGCAAGCAACTCAGGTATAACCCTGACTTCACTGCTGAGCGATCATTGGGTGCGGTCAAGTGGATCATCCTTCACGAGGCCATGCACCTGCTGCTGGGACACCATGTTCGCAGGGGACACCGACACACCAAGGCATGGAACGTTGCGGGTGATCTCGCTATCAACTGGCTGATCAAGGAGTACGCCATTCAGTTGGGTGTGTTCGATGAGCTCTTCAAGGAGCTTGGGTGTCTCATGCCGCGCATGGGTGAGTACACCAAGATGAAAGAAGGTGAGTCATCCGAGTATTACTATCGCCGCATTGAGCAGGATGCCCTCGACGAGATAACCGACGACCAACCCACGGGTAAAGGTGAGCCATGTGAGGACGGAGAGGGAGGCGAAGAGGGTGAGCCCGGTGAAGGAGAGAGCCAAGGCGATGCCGAGGAAGATGATGCCAACCCCAGCCCTGACAGCACCGAGGAGGGTGATGCCAGTTCAGGGAGTGCGCTGGATGACAAGCTCAACGAGATAGCCGAGCGATCAAACACCATCGGTGACGTTGAGGACAGCCCGACCATTGAGGAGGAGGGCAAGGACGCAGCCGAGCAAGAGTATGAGCAGACAGCAACCCAAGCCGTGGTGATGATGAAGGAACAGGGCAAGGGTGCTGGGTTCGGTGTGTCCATGATCGAGGACATCATCGAGAAGAAGGCAGTCAATGACTGGCGCAAGCTGCGCGAGAAGATCACCAAGCTCTCCATCGGGGGCCGCTACTACAAGCGACCGCATCGGAGGCGCAGCAACGGTGACATTATACTACCGAGCAACAAGTCCAAGGGTAAGACCGCTGGTGCTATAGTGGTGGACACCTCTGGCAGTATGGGCACACATGAAATGGATGAGGCATTCGTCCAGTTGTCTGGCCTGTTGAGGGAATGGCCGAAGGCTGTGGTTACCATGATCCAGTGCGACTCAATCATCCACGACAGGGCGGTCAAGACCTACGACTACAACGACCTGCCGCTGCGGATTCCGCGTGAGTGGTTGGGCCGTGGAGGCACGGAGATGCAGCCCGGGGTCGATTGGTTGGCCAAGCGGAGGCATGAGTTCGACTGGGCAATCTTCATCACCGACATGGGATTCAGTTGGGGTGCGCTGACAGAGAGCGGCGTCCCCACATTCTTTGTAGGGGTGAACGCAAGCCACGACATCGTCATGCCACAGAGATCATACGATTACATCCCCGTAATCGTGGAGTAACAACACATAACAAGTAACACAGTAAGATGATGAAAATAAAATACAAGATAACAGTTAAGACAGCTAGGCCCAGCAATGGGAGCTACGACCTTTGCCACGATGTGACAGGCAGCGGGAGCACAAGGGTTCTAACCTTTTGTGATGCTGTTAAGCAGATAGCCGAATCGTTTCCCCAAGCCAAGGGGCACAGCATAATGGGAGTAAGATCAGAGCTAGGGTTTCCCATTAGGATAAGATAACCAACAACAAGTAACACAGTAATAACATGAGTGATAACATAACAGGAAGCATGGTTGGCGAGAGTGCCAACGCAAACGCAAAGGCATCAGCAGCAAAGACCATAGCCAACAAGGTTGGTATGCTGCTGGATGTAAGAGGGTTCATGGTAACCAAGCAGGAACCGTATAGTTCAGACACACGGTACGGCGCAAAGTTTACCATCGAGCATGAGTGTAAGTTGACAGATGGAAGAGAGATCGAAGCTATGTACTTACCCGGTGACGATACCTTTTTCATACTGTTCAGTTTCCCTCAGTTCAAGGACATCGACGGTGATGCCATCAGCCTTGGGGATGGCCATTACCGAATGGACTACTTCAATGACGGGACATTCTGCGCCAAGGACTCAAAGAACACCTGCGAGAAACTCCTTGAGGTGTGGGATGACACCGTGATGAAGAACATCGTGAAGGGACGCCGATACCTGCGAGCGTCTGACAACCCAAGCCCAATCACGGACGTGACCAAGGGGGTCAAGTACATTGAGGGTGTGTGGGATCAGTACACTCGGATGTTCAGAGTGCACAAGGCTAAGGCCAACCTAATGGAGTCGGAGGCTAAGAAGATGAAGGGGTACATCAGCGGTATGGAGAAGGTGTTCAAGGGTAGCCACACCCACTCACAAACATATGGCGACAAGGTATCTCGCAGCTACAAGACGGACAACCTTGGGGAGATCATGGTGCAGATGGACTATGACTCCAATGGCAGCGTTGGACTGGACTCAGTTACAGTTCCGAAGGGCAGAGCGACAGCCTTTCTGAAGCACATGCTCAGGTGGAAGGGATAATCATGGACGAGTACACAGTTAAACTAACACCAAGGATGAGGGACAGCCTCCAAGCCAAAGGATTGCAGCGTTGGCTAGTTAAAGCTGAGGCAGACGGTCACCCATACTGGACGCACACCATCTCTCAAATAATTGAGCAGGTTTGTGAACAGAATAACGTGACACCGCTCCCTCACAACGAAGACGAAAGACAAACACTATGGCTAAGATAGAACAAAGACCAATCGTGGTGCGGGAGCACCACATGAAGCTACAAACCGATCCCCTTAGGTTGAAGATAATAGCTGAGGCACTAGGTGAATACATTGGTAAGCACGATCAGCTTGCAGACGACACAACCATTAGAGACTTCGCGTTCAACATGGAGGCAGAATATCAGAGATGGTATGCGCTGGACGAGGATGACTGGGGGTACACGGAAGAGCACAAGGAGGAGTTAGGAATACATGAAGCCACCACGAAAAACCACGCACGTTAGGCTCGACACAGTGTTCGAGGGAACCAAGCGGTTTGCATTGCAGCCGCTCAAGGACATGGACTGTTTGAAGGGTAGCCCGGGAAGGGTGACCTACCTCCAACAGTTGCATGGCAAAGGGAAGTATAAGGAGTTGGCCACATTCGACTTCGATGGAACGTGGCCCTTGGTAACTGAGGAACAGTTGCAGGATAACAATAAGTAAACATGAAACATATAGAACAACTGCAAGCCACCAATGATGTGGCCCTTGCAACTAAAATAAACAACTCGTTTATCAACACCATAGCCATTGAGTTGATGACCATTAACGAGCCAGTAAAGGTTAAGCCAGCCACCAATATGCGCGGTGGAGAAGTGGATCATCACAGTATCTACTGGCCAGACGGTCGATGTGTGGACATAACGCCACACTCGTATTCACAGTGGATGACACCCAAGGGAATGATTCGCATTAGCGGAGCACCTGCCCAGCCCAAGACAAAATCAAGGCTGCGCTGGGAGGGAGGGAACTGTTCAATCAGAGACTACCACCCCGGGGAAATGAAATGGGAACACGATGCAATCACATGGTCAAACATCCTCGGGTACAACCAACGAGAATGGAAGTGCGGGATCAACATCAGTGAAAAGAAAACACCTGACAAGATTGCCAAGGAGATCAAGGGCAGGTTCATGGACAAGTACATGGAGCAGTGGCCCAAGTCCGTTGAGATAAGAGATGCCAAGGACAAGAACCACAACGCCTACATGGCCAAGCGCAAGCTACTGGAGGACAAGCTCGGGGTTAAGTGGAGCCCTCACTGTGAGGAATCGTTCACGGTTGAAGGGTTAAAGTTACTCGACTTCCACCTGCACCTTAGCGGAAACATCACACTCAAGCTGAGAAGCATCAAGGCAGACAACGCCATCAAGATCATTGAGTACATGAAGGAGCTCGCAGGAAAGGATGGTGAGCTATGAATGCGCCATTATACGATGATTGCTCCCGCACCGAAACAACGAGTGACTGGTTTAAGAACGAGTTCTCCTACCCTGTTCACTTTAGGAAGTACGCCAAGGATAAAGAGCTTGTGAAGCAGGCGACCAATTGGCTTACGGAGTGCGAGTGGAGAGACGTTGACGCCGAGGATATTATGGAGATGAATCCGCTTATAATAATCCGAGCAGTGCAAGTCCACTACCACGGTGGAGTTAGTCAGTTTATGGAGGACGCCAACTAATGTCGGAAAAACAAATGACGATAGAGGAAATTCTCGGTGAACACGCCGATGCTTTCACACAATGGGTGACGGAGTATCCCGACAGCGAGGAAGCCAAGGACGCAGAGGGATCAAGCCCAAAGGGTGAGTTACCTTACTTTGCAAAATACCTGCAAAGGTTTCTTGTCAGGGATGATGTGTCCCTGAGGCTTAAAGAAATTGGAGCCAACCCGGACACCGTTGCCAAGACATCTATGTCTATGGCAAACCAGATGTTTCTTCACGGGAACGGGGAAAGGAGGCGCAAGCTCCTTGAGATGCTCCCACCACACTCAAACAACTGAATAACACACAACAAGTAACACAATAACATGCACCTAAAACATACAGACGAATACGACGTAACGGACGCCTGCCCTGACTCAATACAAATTGGGGGCAAGAAGGAGTTCGATGAAGGATATGAGAAATGGAAAATCAAACAGAAAAAAATGAAGCCCACATGGCGATGGATAAAGGAGGACGAAGAATGAGCAACTCTCTCACCGAGAGCGCACCTCTACTGCTGGATGCGTTGGAGGATGCGAAGAAGCTGCTGGACATGTTAGATCCCCGCTTCACATGCGGATCGGTTCTTGAAACACAGTTCGCAGAGGAGACAGCAGCAAAGATAATAGAGGCGATAGACAAGGCGAAAGGAGAAGAAGTAAATGAGTAAGTTCATGGTAACACTAAGACGTAAGGACACCCGACACTATGAGGTCGAGGCAAAGAACAGGAACCAAGCGCGAAGACTGGTTGAACAGCGCGTGGTTGGCACATCACTCGATTGCCGAGAGGACTACGGCGACGAGATCAACGACAAGTCCCACATTGGCGAGTACCAAGACTACATCACTAGCGTGGAACCAGTCGCACGGTACAAGGAGGCAACAGCATGATTGACTACAACCACGGATCAGGCGGTCGCGGGCCAGATGTCTGGCAGACGCTTTGCGGGGTAAGGGGGGCTGGAACTAAATACCTAGAAACTTTCAAAGTTTTGGGTAACCCGCGCCGAATAGCGGTGATCCAACGTCGGTATCGCGGGTGGTTCTTGGACAAAAGTTACACAAAAAACGCTAGAGAAGTCAGCCAGATATGTGCTGGTCTTTATTGAACATGAAATATTATTATCACAAGTACAGGACATCTTCCGGGATAACGACAAAGAACGGAAGGATACACAGAACAAGATCAGGTAAGCCTGTGATGAACTACTCCAAGTGGAGAGAGTTATTTAAGGGCTCCAAGTTTGAGGACTTCTACAGTGCCGTTGACTCGGTGCGAAAGGTGGGCCAAGTATTGCACAGGCATGACGCCGTAGTGTTTGGCGGCAAGGTGCTGCTTACATCGCAGGACTTAACCTACCTAACGAAAAGACAAATCGCTGCAATAGGTTACGATATAAGCAAGGAGGAGACAGCATGAGCGAAGAGAACGAATCCAAAGCATACACAATAAACTGTAGCGTTTGTGGCGAACACGTTGAGGAGTATGACTCAGCTATCGGGTTTGGCGTACTGACTGGTGAGCTTGACGGTATAGAGAATGTGGACTGCCGGGAAAAACCCATCAGGTTTATCATGCGAGACAAGCACATTAGGTGCAGCCCAAGCCGAGCTCAGCGTATCAGGTGCGTTGACTTCCCTCAGGTTGTTGATGACAGGCCAGAGTTTGACATGCGGCTATGGGATAAGGCCAAGCGGGACAAGTGGGTGAAGGTTTACACCGACGCTTGGGTTCGCTTACAGGAAAAACACAACCCGGAATGGAAGAAGACAGACTCGGGAATACTAGAGGGGGTAGAGGCGAAACTTGATGAGGCAATAGAAAACTTCGGGCTGCTGCTTGGTGCTGACGAGACGGGGGTTGTATGCGCCGATTATGCACGCTACGAGTTGCTTGAAATATGGGAGTACATCCTCCGTTGTAGAAAGGTGCAAGGAATTGATTGATGTAAGCAAAGGGTTCGTTCGGATTCCCCTGTCCCACCACAACAGGTACAGCCTAGCGGCTACGGTAGGCGGGGTGATGAGTGCTCTCGGGTATCGAGATGAGGATCGGAAGGTTGTTCACGATACCATGCAACAGCTTGAGAGCTATGAACAGGTGGTGGAATTTGCCGAGGCGGTGACCCAAAGCATTGGTTGCCCGGTCAGGCTTGACCCATCCCACAGGGCGAGGCATTCTTCTCCCTGACGGGCTTCTGTTATGTCAGTACCTGTTTATGTTTACTTGTGGCGGGGGGGCTTCGGCCCCCTCGTTTTTTATCTCCTCCCCATCTCGTGCTGAAAACTTTTTCAAAATAATTCAAAATAATTGTTGACGCATCAGGGGCGACTGGCCACCCTCTTCTTGTTAACATGGAAGACGCGAAGAGATTAACAGTGGTAGCCATTGAGCCAAGGGTTCATCGAGTCCTGTCAAGGTGGTGCAAGAAAACAGGAATGAAAAAGGGTGCAGCAGCATCGCTGTTCATAACTGAAGGAATAAAGCTGAAGAGATGCGAACAGAAAATAAACGACTAAAATTAACTTATGTTTAAAAAAGCCAAGCGGAGCAACCGCAATCTAAGGATGGCCATCGCCGGGGTAAGCGGCGGTGGAAAAACATACACGGCACTGAAACTAGCCAGCTATCTGGGAAACAGTACCGCACTAATCGACACCGAGCGCAGTTCAGCGGAGATTTATTCCGCCGAGTACGAGTTCGATGTGGCCCAACTGGACAATCACCACCCCCAGAACTACATCGACGCCATCAATCGGGCAGCAGAGGGGGGCTACAACACTCTGATCATAGACAGCCTGAGCCATGCGTGGATCGGGAAGGACGGGGCACTTGACCTCGTGAGCAAGTACGGCAAGAGCTTCAACGCTTGGGGCAAGGTCACACCATTGCAGGACAAGTTGCTCGATACCATGCTGGGATACCCGGGGCACGTTATCAGCACGATGCGGCAGAAGCAGTCTTACGCTCAAGAGAAGGACGACAAGGGCAAGATCAGCGTGACCAAGGTCGGGCTCGCCACAGTACAGCGGGACGGAATTGACTTCGAGTTTGATGTGTTCGGGAGCATGGACACCATGAACAACATGACCATTGAGAAGTCCCGATGCCCATCGCTGACTGGTCAGATGTATGCTCGCCCCGGCGAGGAACTGGCCAAAGAGTTGTTGGGTTGGCTGGAGACTGGTGAGCCAGTAGAGCCTGTTAAGTTTGAGCAGCCTGAGCCCGAGCCAGAACCCAAGGCGAATGGTAAGCCCAGCCCCAGCCTTAACGAGGTCATTCGCAACAAGCTCAGCGAGTTGTTTGTTGGCAAGGAGATAGTGGTGCAGAAGTTCATGGTTATGCGCGGCCAAATCAAGGATGGTGAAACATGGCAGGCGATCACGCCGTCATACGCTGATTCGATTTTGGACAAGCCAGACGTGTTCATCTCCACGGCAATGTCTCATATTAAATAATTTACCAGAGGGGTTTCGGGTGAACAGCATGGTTGTTGTAACGGGAAAAAACAAAAGCAGCATCACCCGCAGCGGTTTCCATTCATTTCCGCTGTGCTGCACCCCTCTGGTTACTAAATTTTAGTTATGATTAAAGGTAAGATTACAATAGGTAAAGCAGAACCCGGGGTAGATGAAAGAGGTGGGCTACCATCAGCGAGCGGTCTGGCGCGGGTGGCAGCCTGCCCCGGCTCCTTCCAGATGGAGAGTAAGTCCGAGGTGGCTGACTCCTCCTCCCCTGCTGCCGAACGGGGAACACGCATTCACGCGCTCATGGAGGGGCTCGACGTAGAGCTCTCACCTGAGGAGGAGTTGGTGGCTAAGGAGATGATGGACTACGACAACGTCCTGCTCGACTGCGAGGAACTCATCCGGGAGGTACGCATGTGGTACGAGTGGTCGGATAGCGAGCGAATGTTCAGCGGGAAGATCGACGTTGGCGGCATCGACAAGGTAACCGGGAACACGGTGCTCGTTAACTACAAGACAGGCCAAGGTCAGGAGAAAGTCGAGGGCAACTGGCAGGCTATGGCCGAGGCACTCCTGTTCCATAGGATGTTTGGCACTGAGGGCAAGGATGTAGTGTACTCATTCAACCAACCTGAGTCGCCCCACGGTAAAGTCAAGACAGGCACGTTCACCGAGGATGATTTGGCTGCGTTTGAAAAGCAGATTCTTTCTGCCCTCCACCAATCCAAGGCTGACAACCCTCCGCTGATGCCAAGTGATTCCGCTTGCCGCTGGTGCAAGGGCGTTAGCATTTGTCCTGCCGCAAACTGGAGAGTGGAAGACGCCAGCGGTGATGGCAATAAACCACTAAGTAAAATGTCCACGGCGAACAGGTCGGCTGTGCTTAGCAGACAGGAGGCTGCCTTTACTTTGTCCAAGTCCATTTGGGAACAGCGCAAGGTCGAGGCTCGCGTGTTACTGGAGAAGAACTCCGGGGGTATCCCGGGGTGGGGCCTTCGTCAGGGAAGGACAATTTCCAAGGTGAACGATGTTCTGCGTGCCTACAATGCGGCAATGGAAAGGGGCGTGTCAGAGAAGGACTTTTTCGGTTCCTGCTCAATTAGCCTGACCAAGCTGAAGGGCTTGTTTGGGGATTCCAAAATGGTGGAAGACAAACTTGATGGAGCTATATCCACATCTCGAACGATGGGAAGCATCATCAAGAAATGAACCACCCAGCCTACCCCACCATCACGATTGACAGCCGACTGTACGAGTTGGCCCACGCAAAGGCAGTGGAATTGGTGGAGCACTTCAAGCCAAAGGTCGTTGAACGGCAGCGCAGCGGCTCCCAAATACAGGGAGTGGAGAAAAGGTTGCAGCGAATGGAGGAAGATCAGTTGACAGGCCAGTTGGCCCAGCTTGCGGGAACAGTTTATATGACGGGCAGCGACCAGATGTACCGAATCCAGCGGTGGAACTGTATGCAGACGCCCGACCGTGGCGACGGGGGTTACGACATCCCGGGGCTGTGCCTCGACTGGAAGGGGTCGAGGCTACGACCGGGATTACAGCCAACCAATTATGTGCTGCCCGTAAGGCCAAAGGAACGGAAGCCTGACTGGACGTATTGTTTGGTCGTCGTGGATGTAAGGCAAGCTATGGCCTACTGCCACATCATGGGCTGGGCAAGTGACGATGAGTTGGAGGGCAGAATGCAAACGTCAGGGCTCTTTAGTGGGGCACATGTCGTGGGGTATTCAGAGCTTCACCCGCTGCCAAAGCTGACATGGGAACTTTAAATATAAATTCACGCCAGAAGGGAGCCCGTGGCGAGCGCATGTTCCGAGACGAGCTACGCGCCGCTGGGTGGCACGGCGAAGGGGAGGATGCCACGATACGTGGATGCCAGAACGCTGGCCGAGGCGTTGGTGGAACCGCAGCCCCTGACATCATCGTCCCCTTGATGGCAAGGCTCCACTGGGAGATCAAGTTTAGGGAAAGGGGAACACCAAGGTCTGCCCTTGAGCAGGCTGCAAGGGATGCAATGCCCGGGCAAATTCCCATAGTGGGTTTCAAGAAGAACCATGCCGATTGGATTGTGTGCATCAGCCTAGAGGACTTCTTCGAGCTATGCAGGCAGCTACCCGCCGAGTGGTTAAGGAGCAAGGAATGATAGTACCGAACAACAGCGACATGGAGCAGGCACTACTCGGGTGCATCCTGCTGGACACCGACGGGAGTGTTCTCCCTGCGATAGTGAGTGAGCACTCCTGCATCCGGGATTATTTTCATGACGTGCGCTGCAAGGTCATCTTCAACAACATGCTCAACCTCTTCGACTCCAACAGAAAGATTGAGCACATGTTTCTGATGAACGAGATTAAGAAGAGCGACGGCATGGAGGCGGCGGGTGGGGTATTGTTCGTAACAGAACTGACAGACAAGACGCCGTCCTCGTACAACTGGAAGAGCTACGCCAAGGAACTGATGGGCTACTACATCAAGCGGCGGTTGCTGACCATTTGCAGCGACACCATTGCTCGGGTTGGGCAGGAGCCCGAGGCCGAAAAGGCACTGGACAGGGTGCAGAAGGAGATACTTGCCGTGGCGCAGGAGCACTCCAAGGCGGGAGAGAAGGATACCACAGCACTGGCTACGGAGTATTGTGCCAAGCTGGCGGCGTCGGTGAATGACCCGAACGCCATGAAAGGTATCCTCACCAAGTACAACAGCCTCGACAATGTCCTTGGTGGCCTCAAGCCCGCTGAGATTATCATCCTCGCTGCTCGCCCCTCTGTCGGGAAGACATCCTTCGCCCTTTGCATCGCCAAAGAGGTAGCTGTCAACCAGAAGCGGCCTGTTGGAATCTTCTCGCTGGAGATGTCAGCCTCAGCCCTTGTTGCGCGGCTCATCCACATGCAGGCAGAGATAGGAAGAGACAGGGCACTGGGACACCTGACCCAGATTAACGAGGCAGCCAACCAGATTTCCAGCGCACCGTTTCACATTGACGACAGGAGCGGCCTGTCCATCCAGCAGATAACAGCGGCAGCCAGACGGATGCTGCACCAGCATCGGATCGAGCTACTGGTGATTGACTACCTCCAACTGATACGGAGCACGAGGGACAGGGGCAGCAGGAATGACGAGGTTACCGAGATCAGCAACGGCTGCAAGTCGCTGGCCAAGGAGTTGAACATACCAATCATACTGATAAGCCAGTTGAGCAGAAGTGCGGACAAGGATATGAGGCCCCCAAAATTATCGGATCTTCGCGATTCTGGTTCCTTGGAGCAGGACTGCGACATTTGTTGCATGTTGTGGCGTGACCCTGAGTACGTTGTCAACGACGATGACAAGGTGTTACCCATCAAGTTGTCCGTGGATAAGAACCGTGACGGCATGAGCGGAGTAAAGATTGACTTCCTGTTCCTGCGAAACTTGACACAGTTCAAGGAGGCAAAGATTTACCAATGAGCAAGCTGAACCAACTAGCCGAGGCCGCTGCCGATTACTTTGACGTTTCATTTGAGGTCTTAAAAGGGAAATCCCGGGAGGCCATCTACACCAAGCCAAGGCACATCTGCCAGTGGGTTGCGCTCGACGCTGGCTACACCAAGCCAGTTGTGGCGAGGTACTGGAACGTTGATCGAACTGCTGTCTATTACGGACAAAAAATTGTGGGCAGGAATATCAACGTGGACGCCAAGGCGATGAAGGAGCTCAAGGCGTTTATGCGTTTTGCTGGGGGGCATATGGCTAAGAAAACATGACATTTATGAGCGATGAAAACATAGTGGAGAGCAACATCGAGAACAAAGACCTGTCCGTGGCCGAGACAGACCCGGCAAAGGTCAAGGAACTGGATAGCATGTTGATGCCGTGGCAGCTTGACGCTGCGTTCAAGGCTCTTTATGCAGTGAGTGTACTCTCAAAGGAGTCAGGGGCGAAAGGTGTGGGCTCTGATGTCGTAGCCAAGGAGTTGGGGATAGAGGAGGAGCGGGCCATTATTCTCATTAAGGCGGCAAGAACAGCAATCAGTAGCCCAATGCCGGGAACCCTGACGAGGCTTTGCCTTATGTACAAAATCCTGTCCGACACTCTTTACAGCATCAAGGATGAGTCTGCCGACCATGAGTCAGTCAGGTTCGCTACTGAGGCACTGGCCCGGGCTGAAAGCGTGGATTCCCCAGAACAGGAAGCAGCAATGGAGGCAGCGCAGGCCATAGAAAAGACGAAGGATATTTGATGGACAACGCGACAGCTAAGCCAAACAGTTTAGTTGCTCGCATGGACAAAATACCTCCCAACCTCTGTCGGGTTCTCGCCCGTAATGGCCGCTTGGCTAAGACTAATCAGGAGATTTCAGAGGCATCTGGCCTCACTCTCAAGCGGGTGGGGGAAATATCACGGTTAACCACATGGGCCAAGGTCGATGTGAATCACGCCTCGGCTTTCGCTGCCGCCTGTGGGGTTGACCTCGTTAACCAAGGACAAGTCAGGAAGTATCTTCTAAGGAACGAGGGCTGCATGATGGGCCACATTAAGGTCAGCCCAAATAAGCGATACCTCACCGAGCTACTCAACGTAAAATGAAAAAGACAAGAACCCTGCCGTCGCTGATCCATGAGTTCTGCGACTGGAAGGCGGTAACGGCTGCCGATAACACCATTCGTGTGTACAGGGAGACGCTGGAACTTTACGCACACTTCTGCTACGACCGTCAGCTTGCCCCGCTTGAGCCAGCATCAGCCAACAAGTGGGTTGGCAACCTGCGTGCTCCCCTCAAGGGGGTTAGAGTTAAGGGAATAACCATTAACACCTACGTCGCACGGCTGAGGTCGTTCTTCGAGTGGGGCATCCAGATGGATTACTTCATCAAGAACCCCGCCAAGCTGATACCCAAGCTACCCCCTGAGGCGGCACACGTAAGGGGGTTCACCGAGGATGAGGTGAAACAATTGGTTGTCTCATCGGGGGCCGACGAATCTCGCGCCTACTGGTATCCCATGATCCTACTCGGCTGGCACTACGGGATGAGGTTGCAGGACTGTGCTGAGTTCTCCTCCACAATCGATTGGAAGCGAAGCAAATTCATCTTCATGCCGCAGAAGCAGAGCCGCAGGGAAATCGAGCTCCCGTTACACGACGATCTGGCCAAGGCTCTGCTGCCTCTGGATGTCAGCAATGATCACTACTTCTCGTTAGCTGCCGAGCGTTACCACAGTAACACCCTCTCCAGTGAGTTCAAAGCGATTGTCAGGGGGGCGGGCATACCAGATCAGATGACCTTCCACTGTCTCAGGCACGGGGCGGCAACCAACATGATCAAAATGGGGATAGCTCTGACGAGTATCGTTGAGATCATAGGCTGGTCTAGCACCGCCATGCTCCAGCGTTATCTTGATACGGACGAGAAGGAACTTTCCAAGCTGAAGACGGGGGGCTCGGTTATCTCACCACCGCCTTCGGCCCGGATGACTGCCTCCACCTTGAGCGAGACGGACGGCCTCTCCCTTCTGACGGCATAGCCCAGAAAGACCTTCCGAGTTGAAACTTAGCATAAGCCTCCTTCCAGCTATCGACCGAGGCGGTGATGGCCTTGTGGTCGGACTCAGTAGCGTGAGAGATGTTTTCATAAAACTGCTTACTTGTCGGCTTAATCCTCAGCGCACGGGACACGGGGTTCATGGCCCCAAATGAAGACCTGACCGCCTGTTCGGCAGCCGCGTAGCTGGGTCGCTTCCCTGTCGATGTCTCCCTGACGTGCCTATAAACAATTATGGCCTCATCATACAGTTTCTTGGCCTTCTTCCACTTGTTCCCCGCAACAGCGGCTGCAAAATATTCTCTGTATGGAGTGAACTCGCTGAACTTTTTGCCCCCAAGCATTGTCCCGGCAATGATGCCCTTCCGCATCTTGGGATCACCGTAAATGGCGCGGAGCCTTCTGAACGCATTGTCGTTCTTAGTCTTATCCTGCTGCCACTCGCTTATTCTGTAGGTTACTGTACGACTGATTGGCAGTAACTGGTTAATGCCATTGATCATACTATGTTCCAAGTTGCGCGTGTCCATGATGCCCGTGCCAATGTTAATGAGAGCCATCGACTGCTTGATAATGAGGTTTCCCGGCATGTGTTGCGGCCTGCCGGGAGCGTCCAGCCACAATGCGTTTATGCTTGAACCGATCAGCGGGATGGACTGGCTTCCCAAACTCAACCACGCATAGGCTTCGTCGGTTCCCCCGGTTGTCTCCCACGGCAGCCGCGTGATCCTCTTCTGCCCGTACATCCCCTCGACTACACTCCGTGAGAGCATCTCAAGCAGGGCATTCATGGGGATTTGAAACCCAATAGCACCTGCGATCATTATCGCCTTCTGCAATCGGAGTAGGTTTTTGTCCTTTTCGCTGGTGCTGGATGTCTTGTGAGTCATCTTCACCCAGTTCTGGCTCTGGTTAAACGACCAGCCCATCAAGGCAAAGAACATGTTCATCACACGGCTCTTTTTCATCCACATCGGTCGGTTATGGGGGGTCGCCGTGTTGTTCTGCATCACCATGACAGCCGCCATGCGATCCAATTGCTCCTGTGAGAAGAGTTTCTCCTGTTTCTGTGCCTTCTTATTTGGTGCGGCGTCGAGCCTGCGCCAGTAATCCTCGATTGCTGCTTCAAAGTTTGGAACACCCGAAGCTGCAAAGAACTCTCTTACCTCCCCTACGCTCAGCTTGTTCGCCTTAAAAATTCCAAGGTAATTTCCAGCCACCTCTTCAAGGCTGGCGGGTGCGCCAAGGTCTGACCCTGTCTTGATCCGTCTGGCGTAAGCCACCTTTGCCTTGCGCTGCCATGTGTGCCCAACGTTCTGGGCTAGGTTAGCCAGAAGGTTGTTGGCGTTGACATCACCAAGTCGTTGTAGCAGGGGCCTACCAAGAACAGCCAACCCCTGTTCAGCCTGCCCGAGCCCGTTCATAAACAAGCGTTTAACTAACGCCACAATACCCCACGTACTGGTAGAGGTTCTCTGCGTTTCCTCTGGCCTCATAACCCTGCCGCCCGTCTCCATAAACTCAGCAAAGTTTAACGCTGTCTCCTCTGGAGTGGTTGCCATGCCGAGGTTCTGATCATCAAGAATTTTGTGCTCCCTTAGCCTTCTTGGCATCACCTCGGCGTACTCCTGAACGGACGGGGCAAGCAGTGCCACTATTGCCCCTGCAATCCGACGCGGGTGGCCGTCCATCCCCGTCAACCTCTGGGCCATTTTCCACGTACCGATAACTGGTAACTTGTACAGGGCTACCTTGCCTGTGGACAGGATGAACGAGCCACCCATTTTGATAACATTGGTCATCAACATCCGTATGAGCGTGTAAGCAAAGTTGACAGCCCCTGTTTGCCCCGTTAACTGGTTCATCGTTATCGCGCCGTGAAGCGCAGACTCCGTGTTGTTTCGCAGGGCGACAAGGGGGGAAACCAAGAGCCCCCCAATGGTTGCACCGTAGGCCCGCTGGTAGACCTTGGGCACATCTTCAATTGCGTATGCGCTCGTCTCCCCGGTAGTCCCGTACAAGCCTTCAAAGTCCGAGGTGTACTTTCTCAGTATCTCGATCCTGTCTTCAAGCAGCACCTCCAGTGAGGCGGGGCCTCTCAACTCGATGCCTAGTTCCTCGGCAACAGCGTTCTGCACCTCTTTAGAAAGTTTACCCTTGCCCAACTCCCTCTGTTTGTCTTCAAACTTTTTACCGAGTTCAGCCATTGTCCCCTCCATCTCCACGATGGTTGACTTCAATGCTTTGATAACATTCAGGGCTGCTGGCATCTGGCCTTGAGCCACAAACGCCTGAAAGTCTGGGTCGTTGTTGAAACCTAATGTGTAGAAAAAACTCGGTGCAACCTTGTCCAGTCTGGCCTCCGTCAGGGATGTCGGGGCATCGAGGGACTGAATCTTTAAGGTGGGTGAGTCCACTGTCCCGCTGGGATTCTGCATCCCGAAGAGATTGTCCATCACTGGGTCGAGCTCCTTGATCAACTGCTCCTTTACTTCTGGAACAGGAACTCCCGTTAAGTCAGACAGCCTTTGCGCCACCCCGCTTGGGTCGGTTGAGTAGCCTAACTCCTTCATGGAGCCGTCCCTTATCTCGGCGGTTATCACTCCGTAAACATCGTCCCACCCGCTGCCGTCCACCCCAGTGGAGGTTACCCATTCTGGGTCGCGGTCGGACAGGAACGAAATAATAGCCTGCTCCCCGTCAGACCCGGTAAAGATTTCGTTGTACAGGGCTGCACCGACAAACCTCTCCTTTGCTTTCGCATAGGCTTTAACAAGATCACGGCCATCCCGGCTGAACCTCCTTGGCATCATCATTGGGCCGCGCTTCATCGGGAGCCGCCTGATGTTGAGGATGTCGGTTACCCTTAGTGGCTGTGCGCTTTCATCCTTCTCCGCTATCCTTCTGTTAAATTCATATACCTGCTCAGTGATCTCTGACTCATACCTTATGAGCTCCATGTCCTCCTTGGTAACCTGTTCCCCGTTGGGCATAAACTCACCCACGTCGTAGCGCATGCCGCCTTCCTGCCAAGAGTCCCGAAGGTATCGGCCCACCCTCTTCTCCCACTTGGCTATGCCGACAGTTTTTTGGTGCTCCTTGCTTTCTTTTATTTTAAAAACGGTATCGTTGGCAAACTCCCCGGGGCGCGACTTCGCTGCCCGGATCAAGAGGTTTGTCCACTTCGCTTTTCTCTTGTCCTTCCATTGATCGAAAAACGTGTAGTACATCTCATGCTTGTCGATGTACCGTTTCGCCAACTGGGCCGCTCGGGTTGGAGTGTTGTGAACGAGATGTTTCATCACACCCATGAACGTGTCCCTCATTATCGTTCTCTGGTTTGTTGGAAGATTCCAAACCAACTCGTGTGTGTAGGTGGCCTGCAACTGCTGGAGAGTGTTCCAGTAGTAGTTCCAATGAGGGCTGGTCGGCTTCCCGGTTTCATTGTCCATGTTGGCCATCAACCAGTTATGGATGTTCACCGCCGCCTCGTGAGCCAGCTTGAGGTTCTCGATCCCCGGCTGCCCAGAAAAGAACTGTATCTTTACAACGTTGTTCTTCTTGTCGGGGCCATGCTTGTCTGGCGGCTTGGGAATATAGAGTGTGTTGTTGACCAAATCTTCGTAGAACGTTGGCTGCCCGGTTACTACAACTTCCCCTTTTTCCCCCTTGTGAAGTTTTCTTGCCCCGCTGGGAACGTCATCCACGGCGGCCTGTTCGCCAACCATTTGGCGGTACTCCAAAAACTCAGGGTCAGCCATTACTTTCTCGGCAGCCGTGGCTGCACGGTCAAGATCGGCAGCCCTTTGAAGGTCAGTATTTACGCTGGCCATCATCTGCTTGGCCACATACCTCTCTCGTCCCTGTTTAGAGGACAAGTCAATCACCTCCGTGAAAAGCTCGTCGAGCTTCTTCATCCTGACATCCTTGTCAGTGGAGCTTAGAACCTTAAACAACTCGGCAACACGTCGCTCACCCGCTGCCTTGGCCTCAAAGAAGGGCATCGACAGAATCACAGCGTTCTTCCTGAGTCCGTTGTTTGCGACAAACAAGGTGGACGCGATCCTCCACATGTTCTCGTCCTTCTTGTTTACGCCGAGTCGGGTTACGTAGTTGTAAACCTCCCCCGCCAGCTTGGCGATCTCCTCGCCTGTCATGTAGTCCTTGCTGTCGCCCTCGGTTGCTTCGGCTGCTTCGCGTATGTCTGGACGGTTGAACAGTTCCAGCCCCTCAGGTGTTGCACTGAGAATGTTTGCTAGTTTCTTTGTAGCCTCAGCCAATGCAGCCACCTCAGCTAATGCGGTGTTGATTTCCTCAAGGCCCACGGTTTTCGTTAGAGCGTTGGCCCTGCTCCCCGGGTCAGTGCTCTTTCCGAGAAGAGTTCTGGCCATCTCAAGCGAAGCTCTTATCCCGTTCTCAAGGTCAGCCTCCACGGATTTCTCTTTCTTCGCCGCCCGCTTGACGCGGTTAATGAACACATCGCTGCTTACCTCTGCTTTCGCTTGGTCAGCCCTCTCTCTAAGTTGTTCAGCCTGAACCTCCATCTGCCTGATATAATGGAAGGCATACAGTGCGGTTGTTTGAGCAAGCTCGGGTCGGCCCTCCTCAATAAACCTATTGTATGTCTGCTTGTAGTCAGAGCTAGTGGGCAACCCGTCCAGCATTGACAGGATGTAATCCATGTCGTTCGCTTTAAGATACTTTGCCACATCGCTGTGCGGGTGCAACCCGGGGAGAACCCTTCTCAGGACGGACTCGTAGACGCTGACCACAGCCCCCGCTTGGGACACTCTGTCATCTGCCGTCTGCCGCATCTTGGCTGCCTCCTCGTGCTGACCAAGTTCGGATGCGCCTTCAGCCTGTAGCATTGATGTAGCCACTGAGCCTGCGAGCTTGCTGGGTGTCACTAGAGTCTTGAGGCTCTTGGCGATCACGTTCTCCCGCATGAGCATGCCGCGCATATTCTTGTTGGCCTTGTTCGGATCAGCCAGAGACTTCTTGGCTCTACCTATAAATTGATTTACCTGTGCGTTGGCGTTCCCGAAGACAGCCTTGATGGCATCAAGTATGTTATTAAGGAACTGACGTGCCCGCCCAAACTCGGAGTCACCCACACGGGTGACCATTGCGTTGGCGTAAAACTCGTCCGCATTGGAGAGGTGGTATGTGTCCTTGATGATTGAATCAAAGACATCTGCCCCAACCTCTGCTGACTTGGGTAGGATACCCCTGAACTCGTTACTGGTTAACTGACCCCGTTCCTTGATGGTTCTCAGGACGCCCAGCTTGCTGGACAACGCAAGCCGATCATCACCCGTCGCTGTTTTTATTTCGTTCTCAGCCTTGGTTATAGCCTTGTCCACCGCCTTGGTGTGCAGCTTGACCGCCTGTTGCCTCAGGTCGTCTGGCAGCAGCTTCGCCGTGAAGTGGGCGATCTCCTCAAGCAGCGCATCCGGGTCGGTACTTGAGTCCCCGGCAAGGGTGATCAGGTTCTGTAGCGAGTTGAACTCACCAAGGTATTCCACCTCGGTGTCGCCATCGGAATTTAACTCAGCCCCTATCTTCAGAGAGAGTTTCTCCAATAACTCAGGGGCAATGGAGTCCAACAGGCGCATGGTGGTGATGCGCTCCTCCGGGCTTAACCCGTTGTCGCTTCTACTGACCAACTCCTTGAGAGCTACCGCTCCCTTGGCTACAGGTATGTCAGACGGAACCTGAAGGGCGATCTTCTCAGCCTTCTTTGACTTCGCCCTCAGCTTCTTGTTCGGTGTGACGTGCCTGTAAATCTCCTCGGCATACTCCATCACCGCCATCCACTCGTTCGGGCTAACCCACTTGGCCCACCTGCGAAGGGCGTTCTTGCCGTGTTTATTCAAGCTACGCTTGAAGTCGGACGGCCCCTGTCTCTCAATGAAATCTGCCTCCCTGAGTAGCCTTAGCCTCTCTTCCAGAGCCGCCTTGTTCTGCCCCTCGGTAAACGGGCCAGTTACCTCAGTGATCTTTTGCGCCCTTTCCCTTAGATCATTTATTACCTTCTGTCTCCCTTTCCTATTTTCCTCAACGAACTTCTTCAGCAAGGTAAACATCAACCCGCCATGCTCCTCATTGCCTTCAATCGCACTCTCAATATGATTCAGGAACCCTTTGATTCCCCCGTGCGACTCAACGATCCCTTTAACTAGGCTGAACTGACCATCGGTAAGCTCAATGTTAAATTCTGTTGTGTCATCCGTCGCCGGGATGTCGGAGAATTTAGCAGCGTCAACCTTCTCCTTCTCGGTTGCCTCGGCAGGCGTTTTATCTAGCCAGCCCTCAAGGTTCTCAAGCTGCTTGGTTGTCTGCTCTGACTCAACGTTAAGAAGGTTAGGGTCTTGCTGTTCCCGGCTCAACTCAATGGGCTTCGATGGCCTCATCTCGTTCCACTTGCCGTCTATCTTCTCTACAGGGTACAGGTCGTGGCTGGTTCTCCAGTCGTTGTTATGTTCAAACCTGACAGGCACATAAACCCACTTCCCGGTTGGTGTCTGTTCGTAGTTGCGCTTGCCAATCTTCTTGCGCTGGGGTGCGCCCTCTGTCTGCTTCTTTAACAGAGGGTTCTTCGGTGGCATCGGATCGGATGTGGGAGGCTTATCCCGGAAGCGAACGATTGCACGCTTCTCAAGCTCTTCCTCGGTAAGCGGTGCGTCCTCAACGAAAGCCGCGCCCTCCTTGGCATCCTCCTCGACTCCGTCCTCGGTAAGCGGTGATCTCCTAGCCCTTGAAATCTTTTTCGCTGTGTCCAGTGCCTCAAGCCCGACGGCCTGCTGTGTCTCCTGTCCCTTCAGGTCGCGCAGTCTGGCCATTAGCTTGCCAACGGCGGCAAGGTTAAGGGAACTGTTCTCCATGTTAATGAGATCAGCCACGGCGTTCTTGGCTTGCCTCATGTTCTTGGCAGCCGGGAGTGCTACCGGGGTATTGTCAACCCGCTCCAGCATGTACTCGAACTCCTTGAGTTTCTCCCCTGTTACTGGGTCTATGGCTTGAGCTACAAAAACCTTCCTGCCTCCAACCCTGTACTCGATTACGTCGCTCGGCAGTTGGCCGCGCTCATACTCTTCGGTTCTAAACTTTGGCTTCGGGTCGGATGGGGTTACTGATCTAAAGGGGACAAGCTCGGGTTGCCAATCTCTCGTTTGACCTTCATCGTATAGCCTGCTCACCACGGCTGACCCCTTTTTGATCAGACTCGAAGGCTTCATTATTTTATTCCACCATTCGCTAACGACTGACCCCTTGGCTAGTATCGCCTTGTCGTTCTTTGTTAGGCCGACCTTGAGTGTCTTAGCCTCTGCCGTGGTCAACGGCGGCGGCATCTCGTCGTCTTCCCGTAGCCTTTTCCCTGCTAGGGGGCCTTGCTTATGGAGCAGTTTCTTCTTTATCTCCTCTTTTGCCTTGTTGATGAACGCTCTCTTCGCCTTCGCCGCCTCCAGCTTTAGCTCCTTGTTGTGTACCTTGTTGTACTTCTCATCAATCGGAGCCTTCTTGGCCTCGTTGCTCAGCGACTTCACAATGGCCCGAACCATGTCAACAAACTCAGGATCAAGAGCAGCCTCAGGCCCACTAATATCAAGTGTTGCCCTATTCACCTGCCGACGAGGAGCTTTGGCAATCACGTCGGGGCTACCCATCACCGTGTCCCCGGTAGCCGGGTCACGCATTGGTATCACACCTCCCGGGGTGACATGCACGGAACGCCCATCTATTTTTTTGCGCGTGCCCTGAAGCCCAGCCTTGGCTTCGTGAACCGAGGTTTCCGTGTCCGACTTGAGTGGTCGTATCTCAATCTCAAATTTCTTGCCGGGGTAAATCTCCTTGAGTGCAGAAATCAACTTGTCCAGAGGTATGCGATCCGCATCTCTAACCTCAAGCCCGTACCGCTTGTAACCCTCTTCGACCCTTAACTCGTGAAGCTCTCCCTTGGTTTTTGAGTCCACCTCGGTAACAATCGGGGCAAGGACAAGTTCCCTTGGCGACTTCTTCCTTTTGTTCGCCTGCTTCGACGCTGCCCTGTAACCCGCAACGGCTCCCCGGTTAGTGTTGGGAAACTCTGCGACCGTTCGCGTTCCGGGTTGTCTACCCACGTCCCATACCTTGAAATCTCTAAAGGTGAGTTTGGTTGGTGGGGCAAGATTGGCGTGGAGCAAGTTCAACAGCGCAGCCTGACGAGATGCGGCTTGTTCCCTTGCTAGTTCAGCCTCCTCGCTTGTGCCCTGCATGTCAAACCCAACGGACTCGTCGCGCATCACGGCGTAGAAGCGATCCGCCTTAGAGAGAATTGTAAGAGCCTTCTCAAATTCTTTTGCCAGCCGCTTGACGTTGCCATTCTCCACCAGTGTGCGCGGGTAAACTTTCCCTTTTGTTCGGTAGTTATTGGCTGCCAATATGGTGGCGGATACGGACTCCATGCCCAGTGCGCCGACGTCCTGTAATTGGCGCATCATCTGGGACAACGCAGGCTTGGCAACATTCTTCATCTCGCTGATCACGAGATTGATCATCCGGGTTTCACCCATCCCGGCGTGCTTGGCCTTCAGAAACCTGTTATAGGTGGACGTTCCGGGCAGCGGCTCCCAGATGTTCTCGTCTGTAAGAGATTTCCCTGACACCACGTTCTTCGGGATGATCCAACCACGGTGAGTTGTCCCCGATTTCGTGGCTCCGGGGTTACGACCAAAGCCCTTCTTCACCTTGGCATAGTGTTTCAGTTTATGAGTGGGCCGAAACCGTCCAATCTCATCAATGTAGCCAAGGTTTATGTCACCCGTCTTGCCGTTGTGCTTAACGATAACATCTGCTCTGCCTGCCGAGTGGTAGACCACCCCGATGTGTGACTCAGGCTCAGCATAAAATTGTTCTACCGAGTTGTAATGTCTTCTTGGAGCCCTTGCCCCACGGTCGATGCTGATCACAAACGTGTTGTCATCCGGGTTCTCGTACTCCACCCGTGGTGCGCCCAGATCAACCTCTGCTTCCTCACCCTCCTGTAAATCCTGCTGCGGCTCAGGGACAACTTCAGGAAGCTCAACGCGCCCACGTTCTTCGCCCGGGGCCAGTGCTGGAATACCCAACTCACCCGGGACAGCAACCTCTCTTCGGCCCTCAAACTGTGCGATGACCTCCGCTATGTTGGAATCCAACCCAGCCTTGTTACTTGTCACCTCGTCGTGGGTTAACCCGGGAAGGCCAACGGTTTCGTTTATAAATTCAATGGACGGGCTTACCAGTTGACCTCCCTTTCGTTTCTTTGTGGCAACTGGGACATTGGGGTCTTTCCTTACATCACCAATGGAATCATCCAACCGCTGTGCCGCCCCTCTCAAGGTGGGGCTATTATAGTAACTGTTTATCTCTGACTGGCTCCCCTTGTTTAGCCAGCCGTCGTTGCCGATGCCGAAAAATGGATACCACTTCCCGGCAATTACGTCCCTCTTACCAGCCCTGCCAGTGGACAGGTAGAAGGGAACCTTCACCCCATTGACATCGACGATGGTTATCATTCGCCCATCAAGGCTGACCACTGGTGATGTGCCGCTAGTCGGAACAAAGCCGCCTTCCTCTGCATCATACTCGGCCCCCTCCCACGGGATCGGTGTCTGCTCGGGTGCAGGGACAGCCTCAGGCTCAACACCCGGTGGTCGGCTTGGGTCAAACAAATCCAAGGCCGTGTCGGTAAGCTCATCCGTATCGGTGGCGTCATCGAGCTTGGTGGTCATCAAGCCAACGAAGTCTCCTTGGTCGGGGTCTTCCTCAGGAAGGGTGTCGGCTGGAGCCCACGCTGGTCGCCTTGTCCAATCCAGCCTTTCTCTTGCCTCCGGGGCTATGACGCGCCCAATGCCTTGGTCAATCTTGGGGTCACGCTCTCCCTGTTTATTATACTCCTCTATTCTTTCAGCAGAGGTGAAATATTCAATATCCGCTACGGGGTAGTCAGACAGGGCTCCCAGAACAATGTCCTCCTTCTGCCCCCACCTCATCGAGCCCGTCTGCTCTGGGTTAAGTGCAATTCTTCCTAGCTCTGGATTGTCTCTAACAAGTATTTCATACGCCCTTTCAACAAGTAACTCATGTCCATCGACTTTTTGCGTTATCGCCTCACCAAGCACAGCTTTGTCTACCCCGGCTGGCGTTTTATAAGACTGACGGCGGCCATCCTTTGCGACAGTCCAGAAACGTTTGGCAGCAGCAACCATGTCCCCCACGGTAAGGTCGCTTAAATCTTCGCCTGCTGTATATATTCTTTCCTTTATGTCATACAGCTTCTGCGCGAGCGTTTCATTTGTTACGCCCATTTCTGACTCCCTTTCGGCCTGCTCAATAACTGTGGACTCCTCCTCAGCTACTGTTTCTGCACCCTGAAAGACACCGAGCTCATCGAAGGCTTCCCCACCCTCGACGGGTTGCTCGACCTGAGAGCCTTGAAATGTTCCGAACTCGTCGTAGTCCGAGGCTGGCGCATCGGCTGGAGCCTCAGGGAATGTGTCGTAGAAATCCTGTGGCAGGTCGGACAATTCACTTCGTACACGCTGTTCGCTGGCAGTGTCGTACTGTCCACCGCTTATCTTGCGGCCAATACTGTCCAGTGTCTTATAAAGTTTCCGTCCTAAATTTGTCTGCGGGGCTGTCTTAATTAGATCAGCGGCGAAGGTGATCATCTCCAAGTCTCCCTCGTCCAGTTGTTCGCCTTTGCTCACCTTCTGCTCAACTGCGTCCAGCGACACGGACTGGTTCATCTCATTCTGCTCAGCAACAGAGTTGAAGCCCTCTATGTATTCCTCTGCCGCCTCGATCCCTTCTTCAGCCTCTATTTTCTCTGCCTCGTCGAGAGCGTTCTCATTCTCTGCCTCTCCCGAGGCAACACCACGTGACCTGAATGTCGCGAGGCCCTCATTCTTCTTTCGTTGGTCAGCGGTGTCGTGCCCTTGATCCTCAAGTTCGTTAAGCTCCTCTTCAGATACCTTCTGCTCTTCTATCGCCTCAGACTCGGCCTCCTCCTTTGTGGCCCCTTCAGCCTGCAACGCGAGAATGCGCTTCATCTGGTCAACGGCAGAAAGAAGCTCGATGATTTCCTCGGCTTGTTCACCTGTAGCCGGGGTGTGATCCTCAACCCATTTACGAAGACCTGCCTTGTCCTTGGGGTGGTTGCCACGCCGCTCGTCCATCCACGCCGCCCACCTTTGGTCAAGGCTCTCGTATTCACCCCTTTGCTCCCTGAGCTTGCCTATAGCTATGGAGGGGGCCGACATCTTCGCGCCAATCAGACCGCCCAGAATCATAGCGTGCCACGTTTCCGACATGATCTCCTCAAAGGGCTTGTCAGGGTTGTAGGAATATTTCTCCATCACCCCCTGCATATACTGGTCAAGCCCTTCCTCAGTAGCCTCAAATCCAAACTGTTCAGCCAAGTCCCGGAGCGCAGGCTTAAACACTTTCGGGTTGGCAAACATCCGCTCCACACCTGTAGCCCCAAACGCTGTGATCAATGCTCCCGTGATAACGCCGCTGGCGATAGCAGGGGCAACCGCGCTTTCACGCGCCTGCTCGTAGGCCATCTTGTCGATCTCCTCTGGCGACCACTGGTTGTCACGGTTCTGGGCCTGCAACGCCTTGACGTACTGTGGGTGCAGGTGCTCGACAGCCTGAGTCCACCCACCTGATGCGCTTCTGGGTGTGTGAACCCCCGTCATCACGCCCATAGCCGCGCTGGTTGTGATCTTATCCAACTTGTCCTCAATGAGCTTCTTCCCCAAGCTGTGTTTAAGCACACCTTCTGCCGCCTCCTCTCCGACACGCTTGGTTATTGTTTTCTTTAAGCCCCTCCGAGCCGCCAGCTTTATCGCCGCAGCCGAGCCGCCTGATGCCGCCATGAACGGAAGCTCAGTAGCCCCCGCTTGGCCGAGCTCGTAAGCGAACTCGCTCCCGCCGCCACCGCCTGTCCCCCTTAGGGCATCGGCTTTCTCTTCTTCAACCTCCTTGGATACCTCTTCTCTGGCTAGACGCGCCCCCTCTTTGAACTCATCACTCGCTCCGAATATTTCAGCACCAAGTTCAACAATTTCTTGCCCTGTTTTCTTTAGTGCCCCCGGTGCACCCAAGATGCCTTCCCTTACATTTAGTGCAACTGTTGCAGGAGAGTCCTCAGTCATTTCCGTGATAGCCCCGTACTGTTCGGATAACAGTTTTCGGTATTCAGGGTCATCAATGACGCGCTGGTCGAGGCGACGTTTTTCCTCCTCGTAATCCCTTAACCCTTTTAGGTAGGTGTCGTACTCCTCAAACGTATCGAAGCCATCAGGTAGTCTATCTCTTAATACAGGTGACGGGCCTTTTATCGCCCTCTTGTACGCACTACTGATCCCTCCTAGCGTGCGTAATGCTGGAATTGAACTGTATGGCATGTTTAATTAAAACCAAGTGGAGTTTGGCTGTAGTGTTGATAATTCTTTGGTAGCTCGTAGTTTTCTAAAAGTTGAGCCATTGCGTATCGCCTTAAAGCATCCTCCTCGTTAACGTCTAATCCCCTGCCGTCCTTGGCCCTCGCTTTTTTTAAGGCGTCGAGATACCTCGGGAGCAGTTCACGGTTAGCGTATTCAACTGACACTACAGGCTTCTTGCCCCCCGTGTACTCAAGCGGGGACAACATGGGGGTTTCAACTGTCTTCGTGCGAGTAGTTGGAAGCGGCCCCTCATAGTGGTCACCTGAACCCACCCCTAAAATACTAGGAAACACATTGAGCATCTGACCCGCTGCGTTGATCATCTCGGGTGCGAGGGAAGCAACCTGCCCGGGCATGGAACCCATGTCGCCATACCAAGGTCTTTCAACGGACGAACCCCTTGCCAGTGACCCGAAATCCGTCACGCCAGTCGGGTCTGTAAACATGGTATTCTTGCCAACGAACTTCGGAGGAACAGCATCCACTTCTTTAGCAGCGTTAGCTTCCCAGTCTCTTTCATAGGCCAGTGCTTCGGCCATCTCGGCCTCCTCTTTTGCCTTCTCGAATGCGTGGTCTTCGTATCTCTCCTTAGCTTGCTTCCATGCTCCAACCAGAGCCTCACTAAATTTATTTGGAACCTCTTGTAAAGATTTTACATAACCCTCAACGTGCGGGTTCTCTCGTCGAATCCGCGCATCTTCCATCGCTGCCTGATAATCGGCTTCGGCTGCTGCTCTCTTTGCCGCCTCAGCTTCACTGAGGGGAACGCCCTCGGGGATCGGGGCGTCCTCCCACTCCTCTGCTACTACGGGCCCCCAAACTTCTTCTGCTATCGAACCGGGGGGTAAGTCCACATCATAGGAATCATTGACTCGGGCGGGAGAGGTTAGGAAGCCGCTCTGATCGACTCCCGAGTCTGCCATTGGGCTGATCCACGGTGAGAACGGGCTGACCTCTTCAAGCGACTTACCTTCTATGCCTTCTGCGTGCTCGACGAACACGGGGTGATCGTAGGAACCGCGCATGACAGCACTAGCTCCGTTGGCCCTGATAAAATTGCTGAACTCAAGCTCTTTGTCGCTTGCGTCAAGACCTTGGCCCGCATGATCTTTTTTCTCTTCATCCCAAGCAGCCCTAAGAGACTTAGCCTGTTCTCTCTCAGTTATAATATTTGACCGTGCTGTTTGTATTTCGGAATGGAGGGTTTCCTGCGAGTTGTATGGAATATCTGTCGTGTCTATCCTGTTCAGCGGCCTTAGGTCGCCAGCTTCTATAATATCTCTGACTGCCTTAATTCTGCTTTCAATGTCCTTATCCTGAACGCCCTCAGCGTAAGCCCCACCCGCACCCATTGCTTGATAGTAATCAAGGTCACCGGGATTTATGCCCATGCCTTTTAAGTGCATCGGAATCTCCCCCTCGGGGATGTAACCCTTGGCTATGTTCTCGTGAAACTGTTTAAGAAAATCATCCTTGGCTGTCCGCTGTGATGTGCGCCTTGTGCCTGACGCTGTTGCCTGACGGGCCAACTCTCGATCTCGTGAACTTGCTTCAGTTCGCTGCCTATAGTTTGCCACCTTGGCTGCCTCTTGTCGGTTTGCCATCGCCCTGTCTATCCTCGACGCACGGAAGGCCCGGTCTTTTTCAAACATCTGCCGAGCTATGGCAGCGTTCTTTTCTGCCTTCTGCTTTTCAACCTCACGTTGCGCTCCCTTCTCCTTGCGGTAACCAACGTAGCCCTCCTTGGTTTCTGGAAGCCCGGTTGCAGTGGTGAAGCGTCTGTAATCCTCCATGTCCTGCACCTCTCTGGCCTCCTTGCCAACGGCAAGAGCCTCCTCAAACGATTGGTACTTTACTCCGGGAGTGCTCTCTGAGAAGTAGTCCACGGATGGGCGCGGAGCAGCCGGGTCAAGGTAGGTTGTTTTCCCTGCCATTAAACCAGCCAATCTTTCCTGCTCGGCAGAGCCACCTCGGCCTATACCGCCTCGGTAGTTCTTCATCCACGGACGCTTATACGCGGAACGCCTCAGTTGTTCGTCTATTGTAAGATAAGCCATTATATTTGTCGCAAAACGTTAGGGTATGATGAGTATTGTGGGGCAGCATACTGGTAGCCGTAAAGATTGTTCATCGGGTTAACCCCGTAGCCCGTAAACGGAGCCTTCGGGAATCTTGCAAACGGCTCGGTCTGAGCCATGTCCATTGAGTAGTTAGTCCCGGGTATATTCATGGGGGCCATGCCCTGCTGCGCGAGCATCGCTTGATATTCTCGTTGCTGCGCGTACTCGGGGCTCTCGGCCAAATGGTAAACCGAGTTGGCACGCTGATGCTGGCCCACGTTGCCGAGCAATCCCATTTGTGACTGGAGTTGCTGCTGCCTCGCCTGTAATGGAAGCAGTTCCCTGCCAGCGAGCCTGTCGTACATGGAGCCACGCTGCCCGAGGGCTGCGCCACGCATTCGGTTGAGGTAATCATAATCGCCTCGCTCTGCCGCCGACATGCGGTTGGCTATGTCTGATTCAATTGCTTGGTTGCGATCCAAAGCCATTCGATCCAGCCGACTGGAGCTTCCCCCTCCCCTTGCGAACCCTGATGCCTTTAGATCGCGCCTAAGGTTTCCCCGTGCCAGATCGCCTGCTCTCCTGAGGGCCTCAGCCTGCCGTGTACGCATCCCCTCCATGTCACTCTGGGCGCGAGAATCAAAAAACCTAGACAGGTAGTTGCTCTCCTGATCAGCGAACCCCTTATTGGGGGCGTTTTTTAAAGCGGACTCATATTTACCTATCGCCTTATCTGCCTGCTTCTGCTGCTTGTCAGCAGACCCAAGGATGCTCTTGATCCTGTCGGCAAGCTCACCCGAACGGGTGTTCTCCAATACTTGATAGGGGTTTTTAACCTCTTGGGCGGGAGAGTTCTGTCCAGTCGCAGTTGAAAATGGGAGCCCAAAGCCGCCTGCCTGTGGGTATGAGTGAACAGGTAGACCGAGGCTGGTTCGTTTGTTTTCTTTTAGTCTGTCAAATACAGGCATAACACCTGCATTTTATCACACGGAGGCCGTTTTAGGCCAATTGGCTAATGGCATTGTTCATTAACGCCGACCAATCATCCACCGCTTTGGTGTAGCTACGCATCTCCGGGTCATCTGACCTATAGAAACGCTTTAGTATTTTATCGTCCCATTGTGGGAACAGCGGAATGTGCCTCGGTTTTGTAACCTCAACCGTCAGGTCGGCTGATAACCCTTGGGAGCTTTTTGTTCCTCCAAGCCTGAGTATATTAGGGGTTTCTCCAATTACCTCGGACGGGTCTAGGTAGATAGCATGTGAGTACCTCCTGTCTCCATCATAATATGTGTAGTAATCCCCGTCCTTGTACTCGCTCCACCATAACCCCACCACGCGAACATCCTCTTCAAGGGGTCGCCTCAGGGAAAACGTCAGGGCAGCCATCGCCTGCCAGTGGCCAACAACATTGCCCGGGTATTGCCCAATCCACACAGAAGTCCAGTCACTCCCAAGGGGTGGAGTCACCGATCTCTCATCCTTTTCTGTCCACCCCGTGAGCCTGAGTTCCCTGAAGCGGGTGGCTACAAGTGGCGAAGAAGAGCCCAACCCTGTCTCCATATAGGTGATCAGTTCGTCTTCCTGTGGGGTATATGGCATCTAGGAAAGCTGTTGTTGAACATACTGCACCCACTGCTCCACGGATTTTTCCCACTTGTTCCAGCTTTCTGTTAGCTCAGGGAACTTTGCCTTTACGTTTGGCGGTATCTTCGGGAACGGAGGCAAGGGAATGTTCAGGCTTCTCGATCTTGGGGCGAGCCTAGCAAACAAGCCACCACCTCGGTTGCCTCCCTTGCCGCCAAGCAGTGAGGACAGTGTGTCAGGTATAAGCCCGACGTAAAGCCTTTCACCGTCTCTAGTTGAGTACAACTCTCCAGATATTTGGTCAAAATAAAACTGTTCACCATCGTGATAGAACGCAGGCGAGTCGGTTACAGGTGCAAGAATCCATATAACCTCCTTCAGTTCATCAGGTGTTAGGACACTAGTTTTAGCCTTGGCGAGTAAAGCGTCTACTCTTTCCCCGTCCTCATCGCTACGACGTTTTAGTTTCGGCATAGAGTCTTATGGCTGAGGTCTCGAACTTCCCCTCGGTTCCCGTGACGGTCAACTCGTAGTATAGGTTCCTACCCTGCTCGTACAATGGCCATGTCAGTTCTGCCGTGGCTCGTGTTCCAGTTGTGTTTAGATCGGTGACGCACTTTACATCCTTTGGCTTCTGCTCGTTCCACGTTAAACCGCACCCCGATTTGTTCGGGTCAACGGCCTGTGCGGCGTTACCTATTCTCAGAGCCATCTTCCCTGTTGGGCTGGCGTGCTCGAACTCCACGGTCAATGCGCGAAGCAGCTTGCTGTTCTTCGGATCATTAAACCTAAGGGCGGGCGATCTCAGGATACTCTTGTAGTTATAGTCCTTGTCGTAGGTTCCACAGCCAGCGGTGTTGGTACAGGTTTCCCTGTAGTGCCCGCTTCCGTCTTCCTTTAGGCAGTTATCGTTTGTATAAGCCATCACGAACCTAATGTCATCAGGGCATCCTTGGACACAGATGTCAGCAAACGTCTGGCTACCCAGATTCCCATATAGGCTGAGCGAGGATGCACCAGCGGCTGTCCAGTCCTCTGTGGTAAGATTATCATTTGAAAAACCAACATCCGACACTGCGAGGTTTGTCGTGGAGTATATGTTCGTTAACGCTGGAGAGCTTACCGCGCTGCTAAACGTGGCCACCCCAGTGCAAACGGTTGAGCCCTCTGTACTATCCCTGAATCCTGAGATAGCCGCTGGACTGCAAACGTAGTTGGACGTGGTAAGCCAGTCACCAATGCTGGTGTAGTCCTTCTTTGTAAAGTTCGTGAACGCGCCGAAGCCTGCGTCCATGTAGCTTACATGCTGATGCTTCACGTTTATGATCAGGGTCTTTGAGTTCTTCGTCTGACCCTTCACGGGCCAACTAATCCACACCTCGTCCGTCTTAGCGTTGAACGATGCAATCGGGGCCTCACACTCTGACGAGTTTATATCGTCAAAGATCACGCTCGATGCGTCATGCAACCAAGGCGGCTTATCTGGTGCTGCCCTGTAAATGTTGTAGTAGTAAATTCCATCGCGGCCCAAGTAGAAATGGTTGTCAGCCGCACTTATGATCGTGTTTGGGTATGCCGGGATCGTGTTCCCATTGTCATCATCCGTGTATCGCTTCCTGAACGATAACACCTCTGTTCCTGTCCCACCTGAAACCTCAAACTGCCACACACCCTTTGTCGTGTAGACAAGCAGGGCATTTCCCAGCGGCCCCATGCCTACAATCTCCTCACCGTGCCCAAGGTCTTGGTAGCCAGCCAGTGACTCATCGCCCGGGGCTATTCTAAAAGGCTTTTTAAAATCAGACCATATAAGGCGGTCTGGTATCCATTCGTTGCCCTCGTGCACGTTCCCGTAAAACATGAGGCCACGCCACTCCTGTATATAACGAACCCGGTTCAGCCCCATCTCAGTGAAACTCTTGATTTCCTTTATGGAGTCCGTGGTTGAGTTTTCTGCTGGTTGGTCAATCTTCCAGTAGTGAGGCTTCGCGCTGTCGTTAACAAACACAACATCGTCATCAAGCTGCGCAGCCTTCCACTTGCCGCTACCTGTGGACGAGTTGCGTATTACCCTGTGGTTTCCTGTCTTCTGGTTAAATACATAAGACCTTTTGGCTCCACCTGACAGCAGCCTTGTTTCACCGTTGGTGCTTGTCGCCTCAAAGAGCATCGTAATGTCTTCCGCTGTCCCTGTGGCGACTGCCGCAGGAGTTGATGCGTCATTTAATGGAAACTGATTGTGAAGGTCTGCGTTAACGTTGTTGTCAGCAAACATAAACCTGCGGAACCCCTCGGATCGTTGCAGGTTTCCGTCCTTGTTCACCCTAAAGTTCTGTACCCAGCGATGAGCCCCCGCAGCCACGCTGTCAGGCGACGATTGCGGGTCTAATGGCCCGCTCAGTGGACGCATCTCGTACAACTTCGCTTTGGGTGGGATGTGCATTAGAACTTGTCGTAGGCGTTCGCAGTTGGCGCATAGGTAACCCACGCACAGCCTGCCATCGCGTGCCCACCTATACAGTTCTTGGAGTCTGTCTCAACCGAGCTTCCTTTTGACCCTGACCCTCCGCTGCCCGGGGCGTTTAAATCAAACGAGACACCGGGCCGGGTAACTCCGTCTCCCTGCTCTGCAACGGTCGTTGCTGACGCAGCCCCATACGGCCTAAGGCCGTCCCAAACGAACCCGCCCATCCCGGGTGAGCCAAAGGCATTCGGGCCGTGGTGTTTTGCAGTCTTGCCGTCAGCCCCCTTGTAACCTTCCTTGAAAAATTTACCTGACGCTGCCCCGAGCAACTTGGACAACGCCCCCGTCCTTACAGTGCAGCCTGTGACATCTGTTGTTGAGTATGTAATCC